TCAACAACGATATATAAAGAATCCTCAATAAAGGAAGCACCATAGATAGTGCCACCTAAAGACCAACGTGACCAGGAAGCCTGTTGACGCACACTGTCAATGAACAGGTACTTGTAAACATACATACAATCCTCATCACCCTCAGTGAGAAACATTAAGATGTTCTCAACACTACTCGGTACAATCTTATAAGTACCATTTGGTAAATAAGAGGGAACGTGAGAAGTAATATCCTGTGCATCTTTACTGTCTGTGTTATCAGCAGCAACGAAGAACTCTCGTACTGTTGAATACTCAGAGCGTTCTGCAAGAAAGTAGATGTTACGTCCTGCATTAACTGGTGTTGCCTTTAAGGAACAACCAAAATGAGTAACAGGTGGTGTCAAGTAGGCATCTTTAGGAGTCAACACGCTATCAGAGCGCAAAGCAAACTGAGCATCCTTAGAGAACAGAATAAGTTCTGCATCAAAAGGAACAGCATGATAGAGTGTTGCAATTTTGTTGTCAGACACAGCAAGGTCAATAGGGTCTGTGTCCTGTACTTCCATAGCACTCGCCATCCAAAAGTTAAAGAAGTCAGCACTACGAGTAAGGATAACATTTTCCCCACTAAGGAATCCTAAGCGGTTTCTGTGGTAGAACACATCATTGATTGTGTTATCAATAAAAGACGGCAATGGGTTACTATCTTCATCACCGGACTCACGAGAATCCCATTCGGCAACTCTAAAGTTAAATGTGCCATCTGCTTCACGCACGAGCACGTGGGGCATCGTTTTGTTATCAATATGATTCTTCAACAGCGGTCTGACACATTCACGCCATACCTGTGCTTCTGCATCATAGCGAACATAATAGTCATCTGTGTTACTACCCTTTTCACCTGTGATTTTCACGATGAAACCATCGGGAGCACTAGCAGGTAAGTTAGTGAACTTTTGGGTAGACTTGATGATACCGAAAGCAGCTTGATTGTTATAGCCATCATACACAACAGCATTTTTGATTAAAGACTTAGCAACACTGTAAGATGGAGTCTGTGTGTTCTCAGTGAACTCCAAAGTGTAAACTTCTGCTTCTATCGTTTTACCAGTGGGGTCACCATTGCTCCCAAGTACACGTTCTTCAAGAGTACCTTGTAATGTAGTAATCTTCCAATTATCTTTTCTACATCTTTCAAGTTCATCCTTAACCTTTTGATACGCAGCAAGGTCAGCATCAACAGTCAATACTTCTTTTTTAGGAATAGTAACAGTAATCTTATTACCATTACGTGTAACTGTTGATGGGTAGCACCAAAAAATTCCATAAAGGACAGGTTTAGTCGCCTTATAATTAAACTTTAAGCCATTGAATCTATCCTCTTGCTGCTGAGGTGTGGTAGTAGGTTGAATATAAATAGTTTCACCTTGTTCAGTAATGTGAGCACTTTTCTTCAAGTATAACCAAGAAGAACCTGTGGTGGTCACATAGCCTTTTTCAGTACACTGTGTTGCCAACTTCTCTACAATGGCATCAGTGTTAATCTGCTTAGTGTGGGATTTATCACTACCATCTGGTGTTTCATAACTCGCAACAGTTTCACCATTAATAACAATCTTATAGGTTCTGCCATACTGACCATTCTTAATGTTAACAAGTAGTCCCTGTGTATCCCATGACTTATCATCAACAACATCAGACATTTTAGTATGCTGCATTGTATTACACACAAAAGTATAGTCAGCAATCGTAGTTACCTTTAGGTTATACCGAGGTTTCTCAGTGTAGATATAAGGTCTTGTGCCTTCGTTAAAAGTAACCTTTTGCTCATTACCTTTAAGGTCATACACCTTTATATCCTCACCTGTGAAAAGCACAATGTACTTCTCGTTAGCATCTCGGTCTATAAAATGTACTAAAGGCTTTGTGTTCTTGGTTAACTTTCTCGCCAACGATGAAACAAGCATTGTCGGTGGTCTTTTCTGTAAACCACCTGCTTCCGATGAGTAACCATTAAGTTGCTCATCAAGTTGCTCTGGGTCACGCAAGGTAGGCGGTTGTTGACTAATACCTTGCACAAAGTTTTTAATATCTTGATTGATTAGCATTTATCAACCTCTCTGTTTCAAGTCGGTTACACTCATGTTGTTCAAGATGTTGTAATCGTTGTTGTCCATCTCGTATTCCTGCAAGTGCATCCACGCTTCTTGAATTTCCTGTGTAGTAATCTGTGTAATACTATCATCACCAAAGTATCGACTTTGGAACTTAAAGGCAGCCTTAGTGATAATATAGTTACGCATAGCATCTGGCAGTTCCTCAAAGGGAACAAGCAGAACCGCTTCACAGGTAAGAGGTTGTTTAAAGGTAACATCACCAGTGGAAAGGTCTTTGACATAATCACCACTATGGACAAGTTTCTCACCACCAGAACCCTTCAAGAACAAGTAATTTTCCTGCCATCTAATTCGACCAGTGTAAGCATCTGGTGTCAAGGTGTGTTCCGAGATGATGTTAAAAGACCAACCACGAGATTGTTCCTGTCTGGACACGTTCCTCAAAATGCGCAACGCACTAATAGCATCAACATTCTTTAAATCTTCGAGGGTGTTAATGGGCGACTCACCTATAATGCTAATTATTTCATTGACCGCATCAAGCTCTGTTAAAGCTGTTAATTCCATTTGTATTTACCTCCGTATAGAAAAAAAAATAGGGAGTACCACGAAGATACTCCCCATTATTTAGTGTGTATTATTCAGTTACGCAGAGGGTTCAATAACACCCATAAACGCAGCTTCGGGGCGCAAGCCACCATGACCCATAGCATACTTGCCAACAATTTGGTCAGCTTGGTATTCAATACGGCGACCATGTTCCAGTTGGAAAGATTTCAGAGTCAGAGTGCCAACAGTGGAGCGATGAGCTACCAAGAAAGCACACTTATCTTTGTATGCAACCGGGAAGATATGACCAGTACCTTGAATCAGACCTTCGGGAGTGCCGTTGTCAGTTTTAGTAATACCACCAACAGTCAGATGCGGAACTTCGACAATATCAATACCAGCGATACGAGTTACAGTAGCGTCGGTAATGGTTGCCACAGCACCAAAGTCTTTGTTGATAGCGTCTTTGGAAGCTACCAGAGCGTTCACAGCAACAGGCAGCATATAACATACTCGACCTTCATTCGGTACATAGTTGTTGGACATAGCGGTCTTAATCTCCAACAGTTCAGAGATAACAGCTTTGCCCAGTGCTTCGGATTCAGAGGTCAGACCACCTGCAACTTTGCGAGTTACAACTTTGCCTTTACCCAGACCAGTCAGCAGCTCTTTGTTAGAGGTTGCCATCTTAGCAATCTCAGCCAACACACCACCATCAGCAGCCATAGCCAGAGCTTCGCCAATCTGATAGGAGTATTCAGAACGCACATCATAGTGGTTCATAGCGTCATCAAGGTCAGTAATCAGACAGTCAGAGGTCAGCAAGCCGTCAATCAGAATCTTAACAGAGGTCTGTTGTTCTGCCTTACGCTTGTCATCGAGGTTTTCACCCGGAGCAAGATAATTAGCTACCTTGCGACCCATTACAGGGAACTCAGCAGCTTTACCATTTGCAATAGTACGCTCTACGTGTCGACCAAGAGTTTTACGAGAACGGCGGTAGGCTTTCAGAACCTCACCTGCAAATTGAGTTAAGAACATCTTAATGCGACCAGCGGACGCATCATTAGAGTCAAGACCGGGAGAAGAAATTACAATATTAGTTGCCATAAAAGTTATACATACTTCCTTTCTTTTCTTAAAAATTGAGTATTAATACTCAACGTCCAAACGAGAAGAATTTAGATTTGCTCAGACGTTTAGTTACATTTTTGGTGTATTCTTCATCAACACCATAGCGAGGGTCATCCATAGCTTTTTCCATAGCAGCTTCATTTGCGAAACCGCTAGTGCTTGCAGGAGAACCACCACCAAGAACACTAGCTTTCTGTGTACCATTACGTAACGTCATCTCAGCTTTAAAGCCATTAATAAGCATCTTTACAGTAGACAAAGAGCCATTCAACAAAGCGTCATTGAAAGCATCAACAGCGTCTTGTCCTTTGCTCTCAATGTACTTAGATAACTTACTGTATTCGGCTTTGCCACCAGCAGCGTTGTACACAGCGTTAGTAAATGCTTCGTTAGCTGCTGCAACACCACGAATATAAGTGTCAACCACAGCCTTCGGATAACCTGCTTCCGCAAGTTTCTTATAGGTGTCCTCAGAGAGTTCACCATTGCTTTCGTACTCTTGTGTGAGTGCGCTATAATCAATACCTTTCTCGGCAAGAGTTTTAGACGCTTCATCAACGGATTCTTTAGTGGATTTCAGTGTTTCTTCGAGTGCCTTTGATTCATCAGCCTGTTCTTCTTCTTGTGGTGCTGGTTCTTTAGCATCCTCATCAGAAACACCTTCCTCTTGTTCAGAATCATCAGTCTTTTCTTCTGATTGTTCTGCGCTTTCCTCTACCTCGTTGGTATCGGTTTCAGTAATTGTTTCCTGCTGTTGTTCTTCGGTTTGTTCAGCAGGTTCTTGTACTTCAATAGTAGCCATTAGTACCTCCTAGTTATTGTTGTTGTGGCTGCTCCATGTTGGCGTTAACAAAACCTTGTGCCAACGGAGATGTTGCCTGTTGCGCCATCTGCATCATCATTGCTTGCTGTTGTTCCTGCATGATTTCCTCATCAGTTTTCAACAGACCCTCAGTATCAATACCAAGAGCGGTAGCGCACATAGCAATGAACGTGTTAGTTCTCAAACAACTCTCACTTCCGGGTGTGGAAGCAATAATATCTTTGAGAGTCAGTAGTTTGTTCAAATCGTGACCACGTCCAATAGCTTCTAAGCCAGTGGTAATCGTGGGTTCAACAGTTTCTTCTGGTAATGTAGGAATCTCACCCATACTTTCTAATTGAGCCATTATGCGCCTTACCAGAGGTAACTGTAATTCTTGACTGAGAATACTGTAAGTACCACCAAGGGTATCTTCAAGTTCCCCAGCAAGGTAGCGGATTTCTTCTGCGGTAACACGCTCTGCATCACGTTGAACCGCAGATTGGAGCATAAACACATAACCAAGACGTTGTTCCAAAGACTGTACGTATTGAAGTGATACTTGCAGGTCATTACTTTTATTAGTCTGCAAGGCTTGTACATCCTCAACCCTACCTGGCACAAAAGCACCAGACTTAGCTTTGGTTAACCTACGGACTTGTGTAATACCTGTGGGATTCACAAGGTACAGAATGTGACCAGTGATAGCAGCAAGGTTACGCAGAGCTTCTGTGTGAACATCAAGGCTCTCTAAGTCACCGAGATATTCCTCAACATAGCTACGTCCATAACTCTCACCATCAACCTTCACCATACGCAAGGCAATCCACGGAGATTTATTTACAGGGAATGATTGCTCACTACCATCAATAATCTCACCATTGACCTCTTGGTAAGAAAGGTATTGGTCTGTGTCAAGATATACGTGTGTGTATACATTCACACTTTCAGTAGGTTCATGTGTTGCACCATCAGACGCAACAAGGGTTTGGATTTCGTCTGGGAGAGTTGCAAAGGCTAAGGTATCAACAGTTACAAGTTGAATCACTTTGCCTAAGGCATCTCTTTGAAGCACATAGTTGGACAAGCGGTATAACTTTGCGCCACCTTCCAACGGAGGGAGGAACAACAAAGCATTGCCAGCTACCAGCAGTTGATTCAGTGCTTCTTTCACAGTCACTCGAATCTGTTCGGTTTCAATATAACGAACAACACGTCGCTCCAATTTTTCGAGTGCCTGTTCAATCTCCTGCAACTGTTCTGGTTGCTCAGCTAACTGTGCTGTGATGGCATCAGTAGGTGTCAAACGGAAGAACGTGCTGTTCGGTGGCAGGAGAGCCAACATCAATTTGCTGGCTAAGTTGTTAACACCTCTTGCACCAATGGATTGGTTAGGTGTTAGATAACTTGTAGATTCGTTATCAGACTCTTTTGGGAACAGCGCAGGAATTGTCATTGCTGCATTTTTCTCAGCTCTGTCTGTGTATTGGTCACGCTCTGATTTCAAGCGGTCATACACAGCCTTTGCTGTTTCACGTTGAGGGTCTGATAAGTCCATTACAGGAAACTTAGATTTACTTTTGTCAGCCATTAGATATTCACACCAGTACCTTTAGCAGCAGTACCAACCACAAGACTTTTCTTGCCTTTAGTTTTCTTGCGCTTAGTACCTTCGGTGTCAATGCTAGTAAGCTGTTGTTCAATCGGTGCACTAACTGGGGCAGCAGGTGTCGCAGCTTGCACCTTCGGTTTCTTACCACACATTCGTCATAACCTCCTTAATAGTTTGTCGGATTGTATGTACTATTACGTTGAATAGTCAGTTGTTGTCGACCTTTCTTCTGATTAAAGGTATCATCTGAGCCACCTGCAAGCGGACTATCTGGTTCTTTTGCATCCGTCTGTGGTACAAGTTGACTACCCTGGATAGATGGGGTCTGTACTTTAGGCATTTTCCAACACATCGTTGTTTAATCATCCTCCTTAGCTTCTCGCAACATTTGCAAGTGTGTAATAATATCCCTACATCCTTGCATATAACCCACAAGAGCTTCTGCGCTACTTGCTTGGTGGTCAAGTAAACTGTTAGGATTAAACACAATCTTTAAATACTCAACAAGTTCAGCAGAGATATAAGGGACTTTTAAGTCATCATCAAGTTTACTCATTGTTCCATAACCTTAACCATTAGGTAACTTATAGATAGTTATTTATAATTAACACAATAACGATAACTATAAGTTAATTATGGTTTCCTTTCTTCTATCCGTGTGTCAGTAAGACACTTTGGTTATATGTGTGTCAGTTAGACTTCGGTGTCCACAGAATAGGCTTGTGTGTTTTGAAATCATAATCACTTTTACGCAGAATCCTGGCAACACGTGCCTGTAAAAGTGCATCAGATTCAGTCAATTTCTTCTTGACAAATTGAGCAACAAGTGCTTCCCAGGTAGGGTCAGCATCAAGAATTTTCTTAGCAGTCACAGCACCAATACCAGGGCAACCTTTGTAGTTGTCAGCGGTATCACCAATGAGTGTTTGGAACAAATGATTATAATTTGCTTCTTCTTCACTGATTTCATAATAGGTATCGCTGAGAAAGTTATAGAAGCATCCTGGAATACTCTTGAAGTCCTTATCACCACTCACAATAATAGAGCTGTTAGGATTTAGCGTTGCAAGGATACCAATGCAGTCATCAGCTTCCAGGGTAGGCTTCTGATAACACGTGAAGTTATCTTTCACCCACTCGACTACCTTTGAGTAACCTAAAGGCTTCCTCTTGCCCACACGATTCGCTTTGTAGGATGGGAGGATGTGTTTACGGAAATTTTCCTTATCGCTAAAACACATCAGAATCTCATACTCACCTGCATATTTGTAGTGGTCAAGCACCTTGTCAACAATGGAAATCACTGTGTCATCTACAAGTTTCTCTGCTTCTGCGTGTTCACAGTGAAGTGTGGTTAAGTCACAATCCCAGTCAATCGGTGTTTCACAGGCAGCACAGGAACGGAACACAATCATATCTGCATCAATCAGAATCTTTAGGTTTTTATCTGTATCAAACAATAACATCTACCTCTTTCTTATCGTAGCGAATACCCTTAAAACGTGGTTCACGCAGGACACCTTTGGTACTCACAGCCATAGCATCAATCTGAACCACCTTACCAACAATCTCATCGTAGCCATAAGGTGACCACCATGTAGCACGTTGTTCATCAGTCAGACCAGAGCCAACCTTAATAGTTTTTCCTTTTCGGTCTTGACAAACGAGCTTACCTGTGCTTCCCTTGTACTTCCCTGTACCTTCCTCAACACCAACTACTTTAAGGTCAAAAGATACACCCTTTTTGAGCTTAACCATGTATTGATTACGCTTGCCGGGGTAGTAACCAGCGAACTCTGGGCGTGCCACAACACCTTCACCACCTGCTGCCCAAATGGATTCAGCCATAGCAAACAATGCTTTCTCGTTGGTAATGTGTCGCTGTTCTATAAGGTGAAGATAAGGATTTTGTGTCATGTGTAACCGCAGGTATTCCGCACGTACATAATAAGTTTCAGCTAAACGATTACCAGCAAATTCATCTAAAGTCATTGCATCATGGATGTATGCTTCAACCTCTAAGTGTTGCTTCTTGGTATCTCTACACCAGCCACTAATAGTAGGTTGTGGTACACCCTCAGCGTATGCTTCAAAGATAATGACCTCACATTGAAGCTCATTTGAGAGAGCAAGAAGAGGTTCTTTTAGATGGCTAAGGGAAACATATTCCTCACCTGTGCGACTAAAAATGTGACACTCGTTATCCAAAGAGATAGCAAATGCAAAGACACCATCAAGTTTCTCACTTGCCAACACAGGGAACTTCAATGTACCTTTCAGTTTTTCATAAGGTAGGCAGAGTTGCACCAAATGACGCTTATCTCTGCCTACAAATTTACACACATCTAAACTCACTCTTTAATCTCCTTGTACAGACCACAACGGCAAGCACCATACTTACGCATATACTTACAGGGACACACAGTATCACGAGTCTGTGTGTTCTGACAGGGGCAGTACATATCACCATACTTCTCCACTTGCTTACGGAACTTCTCAGTAAGCAGCGGTAAGCGGTCTTTGTTGATTTCATAGCCAAACTTATCGGCTGTGTTAGTTAAATGTTCTTTTACTTTCACAGTTATTACCTCACAATCTTAGAAAAAGAGTTTCATCAAGAAGTACAGACCACCGAGGATAACAGCAGCGTACATAGCGTAAACAAAAAGAATAGCAGCGATAACACCCAAACCAATCTTCAAAGCAAGTTTCATTTAAACTCACAGCTCCTTTCATTACAGTTAAGACAATTCATAAAACCTCTATCGAACACTTCTGGAACAGCTTTTGCTAACTCTTTGTGAATCTGCCCAGCTAATTCCCTGTGCTCCGGCATTGCACGTTTGCACAGGCGTTTCGGCAGGTATTCAAACCAAGCACGGAAGTTACCAGTGACCACAATAGATGTACTAGCACCTTGCGGTAACAAATAGGCTGCATCCTGCTCCGCTATACCTTCTTCAAGTGCGAGGTTGTATGGAACGAGAGCAATTCTACTTAAATATTCAAATGTAGAAGCATCAGTCGCAAATTCAAAATGCGGTTGTTCCACTACATCAAATTTACTACCTCTTGCACTCTTACAGGTAAAGGACAAGTGGCGGTGACGTGTAAGCTGACCTAATACACGCACGGAACACTCAACCTCAAAGGAAGCGTAGCAGTGTTCCAATACAGACAAGTGACCACTATCAATGATATGTTGTATACCTTTGTCGGACACATCGTTTCCATAAGGTTTACTACAAGCCAGCTTCAAAAGCTCCATGTAATTAGGCGTTACTGATACAAGTGTTGCTGTTGACATTGAACGTCAGTCCTCCTTCTTCATCTACAATTAAAATATCAGAGGGGTCTACCAGATACATCTTCTTATCAGTTCCCTCAATCTCAACACGAATACGATTGATTTTGCCTTGCAAGCGAATCGGACTCAGCTTAACAATAGGGAAAGTAACTGTTGCTCCCTTGCGAATCAAATAGACTTCGTTGTTGCTGTGTTTTTGTTTTATCACTTTTAACCTCCACAATTTTTACTTGTCTGCCAAATTTAAAGGCATCAGCTTTTTGTTCCATGTAAATATCCATGCGGTGCTTACCATGACCAGCACCAAAGCGGTCTTGAACAATATATGTGTTACCATCAATGACCACCTCAGTGCCAAGTGGTAAACCATCACACGCCACAGTGACACCTTGAATAGCAGGATGACCGCTGGCTGTTATACCATCGGTTTTCCCACATTCATCAAAGGCTGCTGTGTAGGCGGTGCAAATTACAAACAGGATTGTTGGGAAACTAAACATTGTGTACCTCTCACTTTCAGTTGATGACCACAAGAACAAGTGATTACTATGTCAACATATGCTTCTTTTAGGAGCTTCTGCTGACATTTAGGACAGAAGATACCTTTAAGTTTCTTAGGCATTTACTACACCTCCAAAATTGAGTATTAATCCTCAATGACAATCAGACCAGTTCTTACCAATCTTTCCTTCTGTATCAAGCTGCACTCTGAAACCATAGTATTGTTGTGCTTCACGCATAGATTCTTGGGCAATACGGACTGCATCCTCAGCAATCTCATGTGTTCTACAAGCTAACTGACCCTCATCCTTACTGTATTCTTCTATTACTAGAAGTGTCGGACTATATCATCAATGTGTATGTGGGTCACATTGTTGTGCGCTTCGGCAATAGAGGGAATCTCACCCTCTACACCTACTCCGTTTCGGATAGTCTCTGCACTTTCCATTCTCGAATCCACTTACAAGCAGAACCGAAACTCACATTAAATAAGGAAGCTAAGGCAGTACCAGTAATCTCAACATGAGATAGCCAGTATTCCTTAGCAGCTTGTTTTCTGTCAGCATAACGTGTGGTATTATGTTTAACTTTATGAGCAACAATAGGAATACATTGTAAATGCTCAATATTACAACACGCTCTGTTGTGACATAAATGGTCAATTTCATAACCAACAGGAATCGCACCATGATTTTCTTCCCATACGTATCTGTGATACATAATTAGTGGTGAACGTCCTTTGCCCTTATACCGAGGGTCATGTGTTCTGAAATACCCGTCCTTATTCAATTTATGTGAGAGAGGAATTATGCAACCATTGTCAAGTTGTTTTAATACAAGTGGTTTCCCACGCATAAATTACCTCCTAGCTTAGCTCAGAATTGACCTATAAGGCTTTCTCTGATTTCACACAATTTTAGGTGCACAACGAGGGAGTTTATGCACCCAAGCCATGAACTGAAAATCTTTCCCATGTTCATAACCTGCTTTTATTAAATTTTCTTCCCATAAGCACATCCACTTTTTGCATACTAATGCACCTGCGGATTGTAACAGCAGATTTAATGCACTGTGTAAAGAACGCACGTGCAAAGGTCTGCCATCCAAACCTTTTAGATACTTACGTTTCCACTTTTTGATTTCACCTTTGAAACCTCTTTGTGCAACCAAAGTATTTTCAATAGCAGCTCGCAGTTCAGCAATAGCAGGTGTTTTAGAAAGGAACTCTTTCTTCAACCTCTTGCCATCCTTCGCATCACCATGAACAATCTTGCCTATCTTCTCGTCACCAGCTCCATACAAAAAGGCGTAGATAAACGTCTTTGCTTGATTTCGCTCTGGTAGACCTGCTGCTTTCTGATTGGCGGTGTGTATGTCACCATTAAGAATCTCGTGAGCATATGCTCCGTTATCATATGGGTACATAAAGTGCGCCAAACAACGCAGCTCCAAACCACTAGCATCCACGCCAGCTTGATACCACCCGGTAGGCACAGTGAACAGCTCTCTGCACTCGTGACCATAAGGACTACCGACAGCAGGAACTTGTGCTACATTAGGACTACTATGTGTTGCTCTACCTGTGACAGCTCCACAGGGGTTAACACAACCATGAATACGTCCATCTTCACGAACACATTTAAGCCAACCCCATTTGCCGTCAATGAGTTGCCCAAGACGCTTAGAGAGCATCAAGTATTCTTCCATGACTCCTGCAATCTCACGCAGTTCAGCAGGTGCATCTAAATCAGCTTTGATGTACGCAAAGGTAATATCATCAATCTTCAACCGCTCATCTTCAAAGAGTTCAGCATTGTTCGGTTTGTAACCAAAGTGCTGTGTGATTATCCACTCTATCTGTTGGCGACTATTAGGGTTCAAATCTTTATATCGCTGAATTGGAACACCAGCCTTATAACCAAGACGTTTGTTATCACGCTTCGGAATAAAGATTTTATCTGGAATACGTGGTAACTTCTGTACCAACATTGCTTTTAAGTCAGCGTGTCGACCACGTAATTTAAGCTCTAATTCTTGTGCTTTGAACACATCAAAAGTAAAGCCATTGCGCTCCTGTTGCGCCATCAGCCACTGAGCTTCATGTTCCAGAGTGATAGCTGCAGGAGGGTAATTTATTGTGTTGAAATAGTTGTACAAGGCACGTGTTACAACAACGTCCTGCTCATTGTAGGACAACATATCCTCATTGAAGTCTGCCCAAGCATCTTCCGTTTCCTCACTATAAGTGCCTTTGAGTTCACCTAAGCGGTAACCCCAAGCCTTCAAGCTGTGTGAACCAATCAGTTTAGCAGGTAGCTTGTTGGAACGGACAAGTCCATAGTCCTTATCGGCAATGTCACTGAACATCAAATGTGACAGCACAAGGGTGTCAATCACCTGCGGTCTGAGTTCACGAGGTAACACGAAAGATGTTGGAAACAGTTTTTCAAGAACAGGAATATCGTAGTTGATAACATTGTGACCAATAATAAAACCACCCTTTTGAAGCACAGAAAGCAGGTCTTTTGCACCTTGCTCCACTTCATTAGGGCGGTATTTCTTAGTGGTCAATTTTTCATTGTCATCAAAGATGATTACCATGCAATGTGCCTTTGTTACGTCATAGTACAACCCATTGGTTTCTATATCGAAAAAGGCAAGCATGATTATTCACCCTCAGAAAAATATTTCTTTTCTACTTCTTCTCTTTCTTTCTCCAAACGCTCAATGCTCTTTGCGTAAGCGTTGATGACTTTGTTGATAGTTGCGATACGGCGAACCGCTGCATCCTGCTCTTTGTTCTGCATCCAGAACAGCAGGTCAGTAAGAACTTTCACAAGATAAGATAGAATTTCAAGCATTATTTAAACTCCTTTCATATAGGAACGCATAGCTGCTTCCTTTTGTCGACCCTCAGAAAAACTTGAAATAGGCTTCAAGTAACCAATAACACGTGTGCCATAATCGAGGTTCTTAGAACCACAGTATTTGCAGGTCTGACGTGTTACAGGGTCAATTCGTTCACAGTCTTTACAAATCGTACACAGTACATTGGTAGTCCAATAAGGAACACCCTTCTTCGCTGCAAGCTCAATAAGTTTTACCGCTTGCGGTGGGGATGGCAGTTGCTCCAAGTTAAGATGACAAGCAGCACCACCATCAAGGAACTGAGAAACATCCCAAGCGTGAGCATCAAGTCTATCCAACACAGTCATCTTAGTGTCCTCAACAGGATAGAAGTAGCTGTTGTAGCAATCACGAGGAACATACAGTCCATCTTCTTTGTCCCATTTGGCGTTCTTCACACCAAGGTTCTCAGCCGGAACAAATTCTGTGTTAAAGCGAACACCATACTGAGTCAGTGCTTCTTTATTGAGAGCCTTAATGATTGACAGGTCTTGCTGCAAGTGTTCTTTGAAAGAACCTTTGTAGCCAGTAGTACGCAAGTATTCAAAGGATTCAAGAGCACCATTGATACCAATAGTACCAAACTGTTTATCTAAGCTAATATAACCTGCGCTATAAGAGGGCAGCAAACCAGCTTCGATGTACTCAGAAACAATAGCACGGAAAGCCATAAGATACTTATGCACTCTCTGAACCACATCAATCAAACTGTACCCACGTTGATACAGTCTGTTAAAGTTGATGGTAATTACTTGATAGCTACCAGTAGACACACCACCTGCACCAAGGGTGTAAGAGAATGTGTTATCTGCAAGCTCATTGCGCAGTCGACAGCAGGACGCAAGGCTATCTGCACTATCAGATTCATAGTGGAAAAAGCTCAGTCCATCACTCATCGACTTAGCAATGAAATATTCAAAGCCAATATCAATAGGCTTACGTGTTTCCTTGTCCACAAGGTATGCAGCAGTCAGCACAGGGAAAGTCAGCAGTTCCTTAGTGCGCTCTTTTGTAAACCAATACATAAACACTTCCTGCAAACGCTTCACACTTGTGTAATCTGGTTTAGAACCATCTGGGAAATAGAACTCTCCGAACAGGGACTCAAAGTACCCTTTATCAAACACAGAGATGTTCCAGAACACAGACTGACTACCACGAGCAGCAGCAGGTTGATTCATGGCGTATACAACACCTTGAAATTCTTGTGCAATCTCTTTGTAGTGATGTGCAAGATAACCATAGCCATATTGCTTGCGAGCAAAGTAATCGAAATACATCAAGAACTCAACAGTCGCAACAGCTCCGGCAAAGTCACTAGCAATCTGGTAGATTAGATTCACAAAGCTACCACAGAAACTTTGCAGGTTTGTGGGTGCTTTAGAAGTACCACCAAGATTCTTCGTGCCTTCTAACAGGAACGGATAGAGTGATACAGAAACACAATAAGGACGCAAGCTAGTTTCATCATGGATGTAGATGAGGTGGTCTTTAATATCGTTATAATATTGTTTAGCCACATCATAACCATACATGGTTTCCATCTTTTGCATCACCATAGCTCTGTTCACATCAATAAAATCACGCTTAAAGAGTTCCGCTTCCATTACCGCCAGTGATTTAACAGTAACATTAGCGTTACTATCAACCTCGCTGCCAGTAGCAGGATTGGACGCTCTAATAAAATTGTGAATGAAATCAATTTTCTTATTAATATCCATTATCAATCCTCCTTCTTAGAATCGAGTATTAATACTCAATTTAATCCTTCCAAAATAGGAACGTAATATCTTCCCATACACCTTCACCATTCTTTTGGTAAAAGCGTTGATTAGTACCAGGCGATGTTAAACCACCTAACTTAGCTTTGTAGTCACCAACTTTTAAGAACGATAGTTTCACATCGTCATCTTTAAGTCTTTCATGGATAGCTGCATGGACAGGCAAGCCAGAGTACAAACCAACAGGAGCATAATGGGACAGAATGTTGATAGCTTCAATCAGCTCTTTAGGCTCAACACCATTATTAGTACCACCCATCAACACAATAGCATCAGCACCTTGCTTCACCTGTTTATTAATCAGACACATCAAGTCCTCTAATTCCATCCAGGATTTCTTAGGCAACGGAATAGATAACCACTCACTGTGGCAACCATGACACTTCTGTTTGCAGTTACCAAATTCAACAGCAACGGCGATATGGTTCGGTAGTTCGTTCATGCTAACTGTTACGTTCACAACGGGCAATTTCATGTTCTCTAACCTCCATGACTTTATCAGCTACATAGAAAAATAAGCCAACGTGTTCAGCGTCAGCTTCCAATAAGTCCATCATTGAAACACACTCAGCAAGTTTGAATGTGCTTTTACGATAGTGTTGTTTTCTTTTATTTGTGTTTTTAGAAGTCACCTTCTTCATCTACATCACCACTTTCAAAAGGATTGATACTTCTGGGTGCTTCGGTTGATTCCAGGCGGTCAGTTTCTTTGTCATACCTCAGATAACCTGCGATACCAGTTTCTCCTGTGTGTCGACTCTTTAACACACGAATCCTTACAGTATTTTTCTTGTTTTCATCATCATCCTGTTGGTTACGCTCCAACGCCCACACACCATCAGAGAGCTGTGCAAGACCTTGTGAACCACGCAGGTGACTAAGAGATATTGCGCCACCTTCTTCGGCTGGTGTGCCTTCAACACGCTTCAAGTGACTGATAATCAACATTCCCACACCTGTTTCCTCAGCGAGAGAACGCAGTTGGGTCATCAGAACGTCAGTCGCTTTGCGCTCATTGTCAATATCCAAACCACTAATAGCAATAGTGATGTGGTCTAACACAATGAAGTCACACTGTTCAGCAACAGCAAGGTAGCGGATTTTACTCATCAAATTGTCTGCTTCAAGACTTCCGAAATGTTGAAAGAACACATAGTTACCATTACCAAGTGTTTCCTTGTAGATTTGTTCGTATTCTTCGTCGGTAACGAGGTGGCGGTTCAGTGCCAACCTTTTACCTGCATGGACAGCCATCAGTCCTTTAGCAGTTCTTTTGATGTTTTCTTCGAGCATCAACATACCAACTTTTAGGTTCAAGTTGACACCTAAATGATAGGCAATTTGACGTACAAATGTGGTCTTACCTACACCTGTACCAGCAGTTATTACAATAAGCTCACCTTTGCGTAAGCCTTGTGTTTTCTCTTGCAACGGAATATCCCAGGGCAAAGAAAAACCTTGCTCTGTGTCCGGTTCATCACGCAACACTTCCCACAGCTCATCACCATTGATGATTCCATCTGGCTTGTATGACTTCGCCTGGAAAATTGCATCAAGGACAGCTCCTGCACGATGTTCCTGCAAGCACTCATTAGGGTCTTTCAGTGGTAGGTTAGCTATTTTGAGTTTGCCATAGGGCAAAATGCGACACACATCCTCAACAGCTTTTCTTCCTGGTTCGTCCATATCGAACATCACAATCACTTCTTCAAAGTTACTGAGCCATTCAAGGTTCTCATTGAAGATTTTCTTAGCGGATGTACAACCATTCGGTATAGACACAACAGGGTAACGATTACCACCAATTTGAGAAACAGTCAGACAGTCAATCTCACCTTCTGTGACTACCAATCTTTTACCACTATTGAAAAGATGTTGACCAAAGAACCTCTTAGAGATTTTACCGAGGATAGCAAAATGCTTATCCTTGAAGCGCAACTTCTGACCCACCATGTTTCCGTTGTCATCATAGTAGCAAGCGACTTGACAGGGTTGGTCATTGTAGTTAGTTACATAGTAACCATATCTACGGCACGTTGCTTCTTCGATACATCTCGTTCTAAGAGGTTCAAAGGTCATATCAGAGGGAGGAATTAAGTTATGACCGACAACTTTTCTTTCTTCTATCCGTGTGTCAGTTACATTTTGATGTGCTGTTTCACACGAAAAACAATAGGTACTACCATCAGAATACACAGCCAGCGCATCGTGGCTTCCGCAATCTGGACAAGGTTGGTGTGCTGCAACAATTTCACTGGCGTTATCCATGATTATTCAGTCCTTTCAGTTATCTTTGCATTAGGGTATCTTTTAGTTAAATCAGTAAGTAAAGGCGATAAAGCATATCGCTGACTACTTGTTAGTTTCTTTGTGTTACTTTGAGCTAGGATGTACACAGAAGTATTATCGTTGTGTTCCCAACCTGCAACACAGTCATCTTTGCGTGCTACGTGTAAAGTACCATCAGCATCCACAAAGTAATGGACACCTGCATCAAGCTCACCCATACGTCTACGGAACTTATAAAAGGATTCATAAGACACACAGCAGGTGTCTTTAATAAGAATCACAATATGTTCAGTAACTTCCCTTTTACGGAACTCAATCACACTCATTTTCTCTCTAAACCTTCCAGGGAGTAGTGATGTTTATCGTGTAACCAGCTATCGGGGATGTAGCCTTTTGCGTACTTATAGCCATGCTTTTCGCACCACATAGCATAAGTTGTTTTACTACCCTTATAGAGTTTTGTTTTCGGGTTGCTAAACACAAATCTAATCTCTAAGTGTGGGTATTGCTTCTTCACGAGGATGTGTTTCTGCCTATCTGCCACATCAAAGATACCCTTTGCTTCCACGATGATACCATTCGGTAACACAAAGTCTGGGGTATAATTGTGTTTAGTCGCAGGAATAATATAAGGCAGCATATAGTTTTCATACGCTGCCTTTACTCCTACACTTTTTAATTGTTCAGCAATGTTATCTTCTAAACCGCTGCGATACGTGGAGTGAATCGTGTGGTAACCACCACGTCTACTAAAAGCTGCCTTAGAGGTAGCTATTAGAAGTCAGCTCCTTCCGTGTTATTAAGGAACGGAATCTCATCTTCATCCTCATTCGGAACAGCCGGGGCAACATAGCCACCTTCCTCAGCACCAAAACCAAAGGACGCAGCATCAGCATCACCACGCTCAACAAGTTCCAGGACTTGAACAGCATTGAGATACAAAGTCAGACCTCTGATAGTTTTGGTCTTGTAGTAAGGCTGAATAGAGAAAGCAACCTTTACAATAGACCCATGACCAATATCGACATTTTTCGGCAAGGGTTTACCCTGGGAATCATAGATGGGAACAACACGATTCATAATGTCCCCACTCTTAGTACGATAAGAGGATTTGGTCTTGAATTTAAACACAGTATCGCCCTCTTTGGTTTCACCCATACCAATCAGAGCATTAGGAGCGTTCAGACGCTTACCAGCAAACTCCGGCAATGCAGCAGCTTTGTCCAGTTCACGCAGCAGGAACTCCTCAAATTTCTGTGCATCCTCAACAGAGGGCATCAGACGGATGGTAAAGCCTAAGTCATTACCTTCAAACATATCCGGGGTACGCAGGTGGGGATAAATTGCTTTACCTTTACAAGTTACATAATTTTGAATAGCCATTATTGTTTCATTCTCCTTTTCTTAAATCACTTCAACATCATTAAACATCTTAGAGTTAACTACAAATTTAGAGCCACGTTGCTCAACAAGGCGTTGCAAGGCAATCTGTGCGCCAACAAGAGGGTCGAACGTATCATAAGGGGAGCATTTAGCCTTCGCTTCTGCAACACAGGCTCTACCCTTCATCATTTTAGCCGTTGTGGTCTTACCTTCAATAGTGATAACAACTTTTGTGTAGGCATTAACACGCCCGATGTATTCCAGGAAATAGCTTGGCAGGTACCAGCCATGTCCCATACGTGCATTACCACCCAGGGTATGTCCATTAATATCTTCATCAAAGTCTACACCGATAATGGAGCCTGCTGCTTCTACAACAGTACCTATTTTTCCGTCAAGTTTTCTGTACCTATCACTGCGGATACAACGTACTTTATCACCGATTTTTAATTCCATTAGTTTTCATCCTCCGTTTCAAATTGAGTATTAATACTCGATTATTTACCTGTGCTTCCGAACCCACCATCAGCACGTTCAGTAACTTTTACATCATCAACTTCTTCTAAGGAAACATCAGTAACTTTATTGATTTCAAACTGTGCGACACGTTCACCCTGGTAGAATCTTACAGGAACGCCACCTGTGTTCTCCAGCAACAGCTTGATTTCACCTGTGTAGTCACAGTCAATCTTACCAACAGCGTTCGCCAGGCGTACCATAGTTTTCGCAGCAACAGAGCTACGCAGGAACACATCCACACGATAACCTTGCGGAATATCAAACACCAAACCTGTACCTACAAGTTTAGTTGTGTGTGGAGCAATGTACACATCATCTGGCAACACAATGTCATAGCAGGCAGCAGCTTCGCTTGCCTTCTGTGGGAGCTTCGCAAAATCGTTTACGAGCTTAACACCCATTTTTAAAGTTGTACTTGTTTTTCTTGGCATATCTTAATGCCCTCCTTTCTTTCTTCTATCCGTGTGTCAGTTAGCTACGAGGGTCAATCGTGCCACCAGAGAGGACAACACAAAGCCACTCAGCGTACTGTTTAATCTTCTCAGCTTCCTTCAAAGGTTCATCCTTGCGCCCACATCTGCAAGCGTATTTGATGATGTTCCCTTTCAAGAACCCAATCAGTTCGTCTTGCGTCATGTTCGCCTGCATCACCTCAATAGGTTGGTGCGCCGTGATGTAATGTTGGTTCTTTGCTCCCACTTCTTCTTCCAGGGTCATATTCGGTTCTTCTTCGATTGGCAAGAGATATTCAGCATTAGTGTACCATACACCATCACCCTTCTTAGTATCTGAGAGGTCTTGCACAACTACTCTGTCCTTGCGGTAAATTTGCAAGCGTACCTTAGCACCCTTTTTAAGGAACGTAACGTCCCCATCAGAATTAGTTTCAGCCTTAGCCATAGTGTATACCTCACCGACCTTCAAAGCGTCCTCTAAGGGAATCAGAGCGTCTACGCTGGTAATCCAAATACCATCGTCATACATATCTTCTGAGAGGTCTTGTACGATAACGCTGGATACACCAGGTTTGTCAATACGTACCCTAGCACCTTTTTTAAGGTAAATACGCCCATCATCCCCACTAACTTCGTTTCGGGTCATTACGTAAATGTCACCGACTCTCAATCTTTGTTCTGGTTTTTCGTCGGTTACTGGCGGTGCAAATGCTGCTTCTTCTGGGGTCATAAGATAATCTACATAAGTCGACCATACACCATCATCCAATTTGTCCTCTGAGAGGTCTTGGACAAGCACTCTGCTATCACCAGGAACTTTCAAACGCACCTTAGCACCTTTTTTGAGATACACAGTGCTACCAGAAGCATTTGTTTCTGCGTTTTTCATCACGTAAACTTCACCGACTTTTAAATCCATTTTGTCATCCTCCTAAGTTCTTTTTGATTAATACATAAAGAGAACAATATGATAACTTATAGATAACTTATAGATTACTTATAGTTATTATCTTTATTAACACAATAAAAGATTAACTTATAGGTATCTTATGGTTAACATATTGTTCTCTTTCTTCTATCCGTGTGTCAGTTACGTACAGTGTACATTTGTTAACAGAAGATGTACTTTGAATCTCTAACAACATTAATATCAAGTGTGCCTTTTTTCGGAATCTTCGGTAATTTCTCGTCAGCAAGAAGTTCCATGTCATCCAGAAAATTCTGAAATACATCGTTATCAGTGTACATCTGAATAAAGCTCTCACGTACTGTATCATACATGAGTTGTGCTTGTGCTAATGGCGCACCATAGGAATCGTGAATCATAGCATAATGACGAATCCCCATATCATAACAATTACAAATTGTCAATTGTAAATGTGCTGCGTCCATGCTATGAATAAAGTTAGGAGCAATACCAGACGCTTGACTTCTGTTGTCTATTACTCCGGTATTCTCTGCACTATACAAGCGAATCTGCTTACCTGCACAGCGAGTAAAGATTGTCTGCACTTCCTGCTTCATGTAGGCTTGCTGCACAGGCAGTCCCATAGGTGTAGTCCAGGACACAACCTGGTCATGTTTGGTTACTTTTCTTGCGCAGGTCTGTAACCACTTCATGCCCTCAACAGCAGCAATTACAGTAGTTCCCACAGCTTCCCAAATGAGCTTAGCAAGATAACCTGCTGCTTGAAAGTCGCATCCTGCAAACACAGACTTCTCACCATTCAAGTTTACATCTGGCTTGATTGTGTCCTCTAAAATCTGGTCACGGAATCCGTACTCTTTAGAGCCATATGCAAGGGTCATTACGCTACGCTTGGTTACTTTACGAGTCACGCCAAAAGCTAACCAAATACTTGACAAGCTACGTGTTCCGTGCTTGGTGTACGTTCTACCTTGCTTGTCGGTAGCTTCTTCATCTTGTGTTCCGCTCAGCATATCTTTTTCAAGCACCTTGTTAACCTTTTCAGCTACTATACCATAAATATCACTAGGTTTATCACCAGGAATAAGGTTAACAGCTTGACCACCCACAGGGTCACGCAGTATCGCTGAAAAATGCTGCAAGCCAGAGCACGTTCCGTCAAAAGCGATATTCAAGCCACACACAAAACCTACTATGGAATCATTATGTGTGTTCTTCCACTCTTTCGCACGTGCATATTCAAAGCACCACGCTAAGAATTGACATGGAGAATCTTGGTTTGCCCACCATAATTCGCCTTTAGGGTCATTGACAACAGCCATGATTTGTGCTTCGTTCTCTGCTACCCACGCCTTGCGGTCATCGTAGCTTACCTTGTCAACTCCTGCGAGGTTCGCACCTTCGATTAACAACCAGTCCCAACAGTTTTCATCTTCGCAAGCTGGAGCATCTGCGAACTCAATCAGCGACTTGTTAACATCATCACCTTGGAACGAGAACACAGGAACAGGATAAATTCTGCCACGAAAATCCATGTTGCAAGGAAAATATATTCTTGGGTAGCTGGCGAACTTCTCAGCGGTTCTGAGGTGTGATAAGATACGCAGCAGGATAGACTTTCTACGTGTTTCAAGTTTATAAAAGCCTACCATACGCTTTTTATAGACTTTTAACTGTTCTTCCGTGGGGTTCTCTGGTAATACCTCTGGCTTCGTTGCTTCATACACAGCCGGAATACCTGCCATATCGCCACCCATATCAACCACGTGTTTCAGAACGTCCAGGACTCTTGTGTTTATCTTCCAGGGCGTGTTCTGCACAGCGTTCACAGCCTTGCGAACATCAGTAAGTTCTAATTGAGCCAGTTTTGCAAAGTAGTGTTTAGCGAACACATCACGATTATCACGCAAGCGCAGCAACTTGGTCTGATTGGCAAGTTCGCCATAATATCCACCCTCGGTTACACTCTGCCACTCTCTTGGCGGAATCACACAGGGGCAAAACTTGTAGCTGTTATCAATGAGCCATTGTGTTTTGGTCTGCCATTGGTCAATGAGGAATTGACTAGGGATAATCTCGGTAAGTCCGTTCACAGATGTGGTTTCAAAGTAGTTACTTGCTGCTAACACTACTTCCATTAAGGATGTAGCCAGCGTCAAGCGTTGTTCCTTGTCCCACTCATGGTAGGTATATTGTCCTTGTTCCATGCAAGCACGTACATAGGCACGTTTATAGGATATACCCACACGCTTTTTGATACCCTCTTTGATGACTTCTGCAAAGTCCGATTGACTCAAAAAGGCTTGCAAGCTAATTTCATAATAGAGTTCATCACTGATATTCTTGGCGAATGTGCTACGAGATGTCTTTTTCTTTAACACTCCGTTCAGAAGCGTTGTAAACGTGGTCAGAGTAAACAGGTTAACCATGTTTTCTTTACCACAAACCTTTTCAATCTCTTGAACCAACAGCACATAGCTTGCTTTAGAACCCTTTTTAGGTTGCAAGCAGCTATCCACAAACAGCGTCATAGCGTTGTTGACGTGTGTCCATTGAGCAGCAATGAACTTCTGTCCTGCTTTGGTCTGGCTTGCAACGTCATCTTGCATCGTAGAATTTTCTACGTTCGCATAAGTCTTGCTGGTTGCTTCTGCTGCAAGTTGCTTGTAACCTTCTTCGATTTCAAGCTGACAAACAAACATTTTGCCATATTGGTTTTCATATTCTTCCAGGTTGTACATTTGTGTTTCCTCCTTGATTTTGGGTATAAGAAATACAGCCCCTTGCTAAAGGGATTTTTAAAGCAAAAGGCTGTTTGTTATTGTGAACATTAGTATAAACTACTGTTCGTTATTTGTCAAACAAGGATTGAATCTTCTTCATACCTTTGGCAGTCACACGGATTTGAGAGCCTTTACCGCCACCAGTATGTAATACAGGCACGATTTTAAACACATCCTCGGGAGCATCTTCTGTTACTTGGTGGGAGCATCCATAAGGCTTGCACAACCATCCGATTTCTCTAGGTTTCTTATAGAGCTGATGTTGTCCCATTGCCAATGTGTTCGCCACGAACGTCACAGTAAAGGTTTCTTCACGATTCATGTATTCATCGTAGTATTCTACTTTCGGTGTAGCGGCTTTTAATGCTGTTTCTGCCTTGATACGTCCTTCATGTTCTGCCTTTAATTGAGTAGCCAGCTTGATGATGGTATCTGGATTCATCAACACTTCTTCAACTTTCTCCGGCGTTAAATATGCACCATGTTGGCGAATCGTCGGGAGAATTTCAGATGTTACCCAGCGTTTAAACTGTTTAGCACTAGGGAGCTTGCTGGACATAATGAGAGAGTACAATCCAGATTCGTTGATGATGGTTAAGCCACGATTAGGAATTTCTAATGTTCCGTTTTGGAACTTTTGAATGACTTGCTTATCTTCTTTTTCAACATGGTCACGCAGCGCCTTTTGTGCCACACTATAACCCAGAATCTCCGCAACATCTTTACCGACGAACCACGGCTGTTCATCCTGCATGATGACACGAACGTCACCGAACTTCACATTGTTAAATACTTGTACTTGCTTGTTTTCCATTTTGTTTCCTCCTAAGGATTTTTTTATTTAGAGAACTCAACGTGTGCAACTTTATTTATGTATCACACACGCTTTGTTCTCCTATACGTGTGTCAGTTAGAAAATCGAGTATTAATACTCAACTTTTAGTGTCCTATTATGTCCACCCTGCAAGGCACTAGCTTTGTAGTACCCTGCAAGCTAACACAATGTTTATTAATCTTCTTCTGCCATCAGTTCCAAACAATCAGCACACATGATGTTAACCTTTTTCGTGGCTCTAACTGACGCACCGCAATGAGGACACACATACTTGATTTGATTAGACTTTTTCTTCTTTGGCTTGCTTTCACCCTCGCCACCCTCTTCACCATTGCCACCATTTTCACCCTTGCCAGGTTTCCAGATGACACCTTTTTCGTCCATGCGGTTCACTTGCAACAGTTCCGGTCTACCCTCTTGCTTGTAGGTTTCAAGAAGTTCATGAAGTTCGTCACTTGATTCAGACCAGGGACAATGTGTAGTCCAACCTAAGTAATCATCAGCTTTGTTTGCAAGTCCGATAAGGGAACACGTAGCACCGAATTTCTTGTTGTGGCGGTCTGAGCGTGCTGCCGTGTCCTTGATACCCTCCTGGCAATTATAGAGGTGTACCATTTCATGCACTAAGGTAACGTAGGTTTCTTCAAGAGGTCTACCCAGTGTTTCCGCAGCGATGTTGATTTCATACGCCATGCGTGTTTCGCCGTCACTAGCTACCCAGTTCGGCACGATGTAGCACCAGCCGTATGCACGGCGTTTACCTTTAGATTGAATAGTTACGAACACAGGCAGGTCAATGCGCTTTGCGTGTACGGCGAAAATTTTGTCATTGGTACGGCGGTACAAATCTTCAAGCTCAATAATGCGGTCTGAGAAGTCCTTGATTTCGCTTTGTGGTTTCAAATTGTAGCTGTTGGTCATGTTGATTTCCTCCTAGTTCTTTTGTTGGTCTGAGCTTTTTGTGTAGCTCCTGCAAGGCACGATATTTCATGCCCTGCAAGTTTACACAAACTAGCAAACACAAATTACGCCATCATCTGTTTCAGTGTAGCCGTCATATCCCAGGTCACGTGCGAATGCTTCATAGTCAAAGTAGCGTAATGCGATTTCGGGCAGATTATAGCAATCATTTACCAGGTCATAGGCTACATCTTCTAATGTTTGGTTAGGATAAAAGCTGCTGCGTTCCTCGTAGTTGTCAATAGCTGTGTCAAGTTCTTCACCGGTAACATCCATGTAAGCAAGCAGCCAGTCAACATCACGTACACCATCAAGGCGTTCTGCCAGCTCATTCAGTTCCCACACGTTCTCATACTCGTGCACCTCGTAGCCTACTTCATTTTCATAGTCAGTGATGAAGTATTCCTCGTACTGAGTACCAGGAGCAACGCCGATTTCAGCGAGTTCAGCTTCAAGGTCAGTGCACGGCAGGTCAAGCCACTTGCCTACGAGTTCACCCTCGTTATACTTGCCTAAGTTGGTGATAAATACTTTAAATTCCATTATGTTTCCTCCCTTTGTGTCTTTTAAGTTCTGAAGTTCTGAACTTGTATTAAGCTTATCAGAAGTTCTGAACTTTGTCAAGCACTTTTTATTATTTTTTTTCTGAGCTATTTGTGTAGCTCCTGCAAGGCACTAGCTTTGTAGTACCCTGCAAGTTTACACAAA